GACACGCTGGATGTGAGCCTGCCCGGTTTTGTTCGCTGGCGCGGCATCCTAATGCCAGCAGCTGAGTTTGAGCGGCTGGAATTGCAACTGGTGGCAATGAGTAGGCCGGAGTAAGCTCATGGCGGTACCTCTACCCGTACAATCCCAACCCCTGGTAGATGTACCTACTTTACCTCTGTATGTCGAAGCCTTCTTTGAACCCCCTCCGACGTACATTAACTTCTACTTTTTTGGTACATCTCGGTTAACTTCCTACGGGGTTATTTACACTGACCTTCGCGACTTTGTTTGGTGGGGGCTAGTTACTCGTGCTTGCGTCGAGTCGATCGGCGCAGTCGTGATGGGACGAGACGGTTCTGTCGTCGATCGTGTTGTCCCGGGTAGCGGCACGGGCACAATCTTGCCGGGTACGGAGTGGACTCTTGAGCACAGCCCGGCGGACTTTATCGGCGGCTGCCTTACGGCCACCCTTGTGTCTTCCCGGCCGCTTAACGTCGCGCCCCGCGCCCTGATTGCCTTTGACCTTGTTGACACGGCGCAGGAGACGCAGCGAGTCTACTTGGGTCGGGCCGATAAGCCGCCGATGAATACTCAGGTGCGCGATCCGGATACCGGTGAGCTTGTTGACTCATTTTCCTACCACTTGATAGGACCCAAACCCTTCGCGGCCGATTTGTACCTCCTGGGCGTCGAGTACACTCAGATGGATATAGGCGCCATCATCCGCGACATCGTAGAGAATCATCTAGCCGCCAAGAGCCCGGTGCGCTATAACTCCACTAAAATCCCGGACACTGGCTATACGGTGAAGCATCAATCGTTCCAGAATGTCACGATCCTGAGCGCGCTGGATACCCTGACCCAGCTCGCCGGGGAATATACCTGGGGGGTTGACATTACCGGCGAGGCTTTCCTCGCGCCCCGCCAGCCGGCGAGCGAACACCATTTCTGGCTTGATCGACATCGAGTCACCCTCAATAACCTCGTACGTAGCACGGACAATATCCGGAATGCTATCTACGTTGAAACCTCAACGGATAGCGGCGGCGCGCGGATTTATCACGCGGTTGAGGATGCCGATTCGATCGCAAGTTGGGGCCGCGTCGAGGAAGTCGTGCAGTTGCCGTCCTCGGTCGTTGACTTTGATGTCGCCACGATCACCTCGATTACGAGTAACGAGCTCATCACTGATGAGGAAAATATGCGTGACGGCAACGCAAGTACCTTTGGAACAGTTGAGATCGGTACCATACCCGATATGTACATTGATGTCAACTTACCGGCCACGGTACCTATCACGGGCATCGAATTTAGACAAGCCCGCCGTGACGGCACCGCCCGCGCGATCATCGTCGAAGACGCAGACGGCAACGAGCTCGTCTTCGCGCAGCAGCTCGGGGCCCGCTTTACGGTTTCCTTGCCGCTCACCTACGGCAACCGCCTCCGAATCCGCCCGGTAGAAATTGAGGATCCCGAGTGGGTTATTCACGAAATTATTGTCCGGGTCGGTGACCTCTCTGATCCGGAAAGATATGCGCTGTCCTTGCTCAGGCTGTGGAAGGAGCCTGTTTTACAGGGCGAACTCCTGATCGAAGACGGTTGCTTCATCACGCCGACCGGGATCCGCCTAACGGACGTGCGCGGCGGCAGCTACGAGTTCGAGGTTGCTCGAATGACCTATCGCCTCGAGCCGGGCGGACTACATATCCGGGCTTCGGTCGGCCGCGGTCATTTGAACCTCGAACGCGCCCTTAGCCTGACCTCAAAACGCGTTGACGCTGTCAGTGAGACCCAAAGAAATGAGCGGTCACAGGATTCCGTAATTGTTCAGCCGATCGTAAACCTCGATGAGTTCTTGCTCGGGGCCGCTAATCTCGGTCTCGGGGCCCAGGTGTTTTCGCACGAGGCGGAGCAGCAGCTTCATTTTAGGTCCCTGCAGAGCACGGATAACTCGATTCAGATCGACCAGCAAACGAACACGATTGACCTGCGGGTTGCCGAATCATCGCCAATTCCGGTCATCCTTGACGACTTGTCAGACGTCGACGTTGGCGGGGCAACGCACGGCCAGGCCCTGCTTTGGAATGACGCCGCGCAGATGTGGGAGGCCGATGACCTGCCTACCCCGCCGGCTCAGGTCATTCCGCAGGTCTTCTACGACGGCGAACTGCACGACTACCTCGAACTCGAAGCAGGCGAAGGAATCGTATTCACGCTGATCAGCAACCGCCTGATCATTAGCAAGGACGAAGGAGGCAGCTGATGCCCTATTTCCCGGTACTCGACAACGATGCAGTTGCCGTTCCTCTGACCCTCTTCACGATCGGCGATCTGTCAGACATCCGGTCGCTTACGCAGTTCCGGCCCGTCTACAGCCCGCGGTCCCGTATTAGGGGCGACGACCGGCCTGAACCGACTTCGATCGATTTCGAAGGCGTCATCTACGGAAAAGATCTTGAGGAGATGATGGCCAAGCGCGACACTATTCTCGCAGCCGCCTCGCGGGGCGAGCAATGGCTCAAATTCTATCGTCGCGGGGTGCCGTATGAGCGCGCCATTCGGATAGGCAGGGCCCTTCGCCGCACTAGCTCGTGGGTCGACCAGCGGGAAATGCGCGCGCTGCAGCTGCGCCTGTCAATGGAGATCATCGCCCCGTATTGGCAGTCTGTCGAAGAAGTCGTGCTGCTCGAGGATCTTGTCGCCGGGTCAAACTTTTATAACCTAGAAAACGTTGGAAGTCAACCGGCTTACCCTGTTTTGATGATAACCGGGCCGGAGATTGAGCAGGTCGCCGTCACGGTCGAAAATCGCGCCTTGACTTGGGTCGCCTCGGCTGGCAACCTCGGTGCCAGCATGCTCATCATCGACTGCCTCCGCGGGGAGGTCACGCAAAACGGCATTAACGTGCTCGCAGACGTCCAGGATAGTTCCCTGTTCCCCGAACTGGCCCCCGGGGACAATGACGTGCTGATACAGTTAGTAGGGGGACCGGGACAAATGACACTTACCTATCGTCACGCCTGGGATCTGTAAACGAGTTGTGGTATAATTGTACTAAGGAGGCCGCATGTCGCAGTCTGGAGAAGCAACCCCGCCTGCTGTAATTTCGCGGATTACGCACCCGTCGAACTACGGCAACGGCGCCGGGGGAAGCGGCATCAATAAGGGGCGCCAGTTCATTGTGATGCACGGCACCGGCAAGCACCCAACGTCCTCGGCTGACGACGAGATCCGGTTCTTGAGCCGAGAGAACGCCCGAGTCTCGTACCACTACTATATCACCAAAGACGGTCGGATCTTCCAGCTTGTCCCAGACGAAGCGAGGGCCTGGCATGCTGGCTCGAGCCGCTTCCTGTTCGAAGGGGTGACCTATACCGACCTGAATGACTGGTCAATCGGGGTTGCCTTCGAGTCTTCGAATGGGGTGCATGAAGTCTACCCAGCCCCGCAGGTGCGTGCTGCGATGTGGCTTGTCGATCAGCTGCTGAAAAAGTACGACCTGTGCGCGGACAGTATTGTCACGCACCGCGAGATCAGCGATCCGCCCGGTCGTAAGATCGATCCGGTCAACTTCGATATTCACTCCTTTCGCTCGGCACTACACGGCCCGGCAGCCCGGAGGATCCCAGCGTATCATCCGGTTACAAACGAGTACCTCGGAGACATTACGATTATAGAGGATTCCAAGGGTTACCCGGGGTGGCTGAAGCCATAAGGAGGTTTGCATGAAGAAACTGAAGGTTCTAGTTACGGCGCTGCTGCTGTCCGTGGGGGTCGGGCCGCTCTTCGCCCTCGCCCAGGAAGCGGAGACGGCTCCAGAAGTGGTGGTGGTCCAAGAAGCTCCGACGTACACCTGGATCGACTTCCTTGAGAGTCTTCCGGGTGTCGAACTGATCGCCTGGGGAGCCAGCATCTGGGTATTCGGCATGGTCGTCATGACGATCGTCGAGTTCCTGAAAGTCCGGATCCGGGAGCGATGGCCGGGCACCCGAGATACGGTGTTCACCCTGCTGTCCTTCCTTGTCTCGGCCGTGCTCACGCTCCCAATTTACAGCAAAGGATACCTCACGGATCCTACGTTCGCCGGGTTCCCGCCTCCTCTCGACGCGATCGCGTTCTGGCTCCTGGCCGGTTCGATTGCCAGCGGGTGGTATGACCGGACGAAGGCCCTTGCTAAAGCTCGAGGAGGCACTGCCTGATGGACCTGCAGATGATTCTGAAACTGCTTCGCGCCCTCTTCCCGG